GGGGGGAGTAGACACGAAACCGAATTAAAGGTAGACCTATGGAATGGTTCACGTTTACAAATATTCGGTGCTGACAACCCAGATGCCCTTAGAGGCTTGGGGTTTGATGGAGTAGTGATGGATGAGTTTGCTTTAATGTCACCTCGTACTTGGACTGAAGTAGTTAGACCTGCAGTTTCTGACAAACTAGGTTATGTTATATTCATTGGTACGCCAATGGGTCATAATCAGTTTTGGGATGTTTACGATCTTGCAAGACGTAGAGGTGGAAACTGGAAAGCAGTTTTATATAGAGCTTCTGAAACAGAAGTTATTGATACTGATGAGCTGGATGAAGCAAGAGCTACAATGCCAGAAGATCAGTACGAACAAGAGTTTGAATGTAGTTTCCAAGCTGCAGTATCTGGTGCTTATTACGGTAAGCAAATACAGAAAGCAGAAAAAGAAAATCGACTTGCAGAAGTAGACTACGATGAAAATATTGACGTGGAAACGTGGTGGGATTTAGGAATAGGTGATTCTACTTCCATTTGGTTTGCACAAAGAGTTGGAGATGAGGTACACCTCATAGATTATTACGAAACGTCTGGAGAATCACTTGCACACTATGCAGGTGTTCTTGAAGATAAAGCATACAACTACGGTAGGCACATTGCACCACACGACATTGTGGCACGTGAATTGGGTACAGGTAAATCAAGATTAGAAGTTGCAAGGGAACTTGGAATTAATTTTGATGTATGTCCTAAATTAGAAATACAACACGGTATTGAGTCTGTTAGAAACACACTTGATAGATGTTGGTTTGACCGTAATCGCTGTAAACTTGGTATTGAATGTTTGCGACAGTACCGTAAAGAGTTTGATGATAAGATGCAGACATTTAAAAATAAACCCTTGCACGATTGGAGTTCACACGGAGCCGATGCGTTTCGTTATGGTTGTGCAATAGACCCTGACACTAAAAGTCAATGGGCTAGAGAAATTAACGTAGATACAAGGTATATAGTTTAGTATGACAAAAGGAAAACCATTAACAGATTCAGAACTTTCTTCAATATTACATTCTGAAATTAGTTCATCATTAGGTTACATAGGTTCAGACGTAACAAGTCAAAGACAAAAATCTTTGGAGTATTATTTTGGTGAACCATTCGGCAACGAACAAGAAGGTAGATCACAAGTTGTTTCAACAGATGTTAGTGATGTTATTGAATCAATTTTACCAACTCTACTTAGAACATTTGCAGCTAGTGATGATGTCGTTAGATGCGATCCTGTGACTGCAGAAGATGAAGAAGTTGCAAGACAAGCTAGTGATTATTTAAACTACGTTTTTAATAAAGACAACGATGGGTTTGTTGCTCTTTACACGCTATTCAAAGATGCCTTAATACAAAAAAATGGTATCGCAAAGATATACTGGGATACATCTCAAAAACAAGAACAAGAAACTTACGAAAAGTTAAGTGAAGATGAATACATTATGCTTATTGATGAGGATGGTGTAGACGTTAAAGAACACACGGAATACGCAGACCAAGATGCCATCACTGCAAAACAAAAAATGATGGAACAAACAGATGACCCAATGTTGATGCAACAAATAGAAGATGCACCAACACCAATGCTACACGATTGTGTTATTACACGCACAGAAACTTATGGAAAAGTTAAAATAGAAACAATACCACCTGAAGAATTTTTAATTGAACGTAGAGCAAAAAGTTTACAAGATGCAAATTTTCTTGCACACCGTACAACAGTTACAAGAACAGAATTAATTGAAGCAGGATTTGATGCAGACATAGTTAGTAGATTACCTAGTGATGTTGCTGACAAATACAATGAAGAAAAAATAGCACGTCATCGTAATTTAGATTATGACTTCGATAGTAATTCAGGTGAAGCATCTACAGATGAAATTACAATATTTGAATGTTACTCACGCATTGACGTTGAAGGTGATGGCATTGCCAAGTTAAGAAAAATAACTATTGCAGGTACTGGTGGTTATGAAATATTAGACAACGAACTATGCGATAGCATACCGTTTGTATCATTAACACCAATTATGGTTCCACACAGATTCTTTGGTAGATCAGTTTCTGAAATGACTGAGGACTTACAACTCATTAAGTCTACAGTAATGAGGCAGTTGTTAGATAATATGTATTTAACAAACAACAACAGAGTTGCAGTAATGGATGGTCAAGTAAATCTTGACGACCTACTCACTAACCGACCAGGTGGTGTAGTAAGAACTAAAGGTTCTCCAAGTCAAGTTATGATGCCAATGCAAACACAAACTATTAATCAACAAGCATTTCCACTCCTTGAATATCTTGACACAGTAAGAGAACAACGTACAGGAATAACAAGATACTCGCAAGGCATGGATGCTGACTCTCTAAACAAAACAGCAACTGGTGTTAATGTAATATTAACCCAAGCTCAAATGAGGGTCGAGTTGATTGCACGTATCTTTGCCGAAACAGGTGTTAAAGATATGTTTACAAAGATATTTGAATTGGTGGTTAAACATCAAGATAAAGAACGTATTATTAAAATTAGAAATACATTCGTACCATTTAGACCGATGGAGTGGCGTAATCGTTGCAACATTTCAATTAACGTAGGTTTAGGTACAGGATCAAGAGATCAACAACTTGCAATCCTAAACAATATTTTACAAACTCAATTAAAAGCATTGGAGTTACAAGGTACTCCTGCTGGTCCAATGGTGAATCTTAGAAACATCTACAACACACTTTCAAAAATTGTAGAAAACGCTGGATTAAAAAATGCTGGTCTGTTCTTTACAGACCCTGATGTAGGTATGCAACAAATGCCTCCACCACAGCCACCACAACCAACAGAGTTTGAGAAAGTATCTCAATTACAAGTTCAAGGTGAGAACTACAGGAAACAAATAGATAGTGAAATTAGAATAAAAGAATTAGAAAAAGGCTATCAAGAAATGATACTGAAGTTTGAAACTAGAATTAAAGAACTTGAGCTACAATACGGAACAAAAATTAATGAAGCTGAAATAAGGCGTGATGCAACACTTGCAAAAGAAGATTTAGTTCAACAAGGCAAGATAAGAGAACAAGCTCAAAAAAGCATTGATAAACAACTTGACCAAGCACAACAAATCATGCAAAACGTAACTAATGGACAAAACCAATCTAAGTAAAGAAGTATCAAGAGGCGAAAAAGCCAAACTACTTCTTGATGAACCGTTGTTTAAAGAGGCGTTTGAACTTTTAAAAACAGAGTACAAAGACGCTTTATTGCAAACAAAACACGATGAAGATGCAGTACGAAAAGTACTATGGCAAGCCTATCACATTACTGACAAAGTGGAAAATCACTTTCGCACCGTAATGGACACAGGCAAACTTGCTGCACAACAAATCCAACAGCTTAAAAAGAATTCGACTTAAATCGAATACACCAACCCATAAGGGAGTGTAACATTTAACAAGGAGGTTGTTATGGCTGATAGCCAATCAACTAATGTTATCGAAGCAGGAAACCTAATCAAAGGTCTGATGACTGGAGATAAGTCTGCCGATACACCAGTAGAAGAAGCACAAGCTGAATCTACACCAGAAGAAACTCAAGAGGTGGATACGCCAATTGAAGAATCTTCACAAATAACCGATGCTCCAATCGAAGAATCATCTTACGAAGAGGGGCAAGAATTATCTGAGTCGACTGATATACAAGAAAACTCTGAGGAGCCTGTTTACACTGTAACCATTGATGGTACAGACTATGAGGTGACCCAAGATGAGTTAATTCAAGGGTATCAACGAAATGCAGATTACACTCGTAAAACACAGGAACTTGCTGCTGAAAAACAACAGTCAAGTGACTTTGTAGAACGATCAAAAAAAGACGTTGAAACTAAACTTGCAAGACTTGACCAACTTAATCAAGCTGCACAATCTCAATTACAACAAGAATATGCACAGATTGACTTTGAAAAACTATACGAAGAAGATCCTGCCGAAGCTGCCAGACTAGAGCATAAAATGCGAAAGAAAAACGAACAGCTACAGCAAGTGCAAAGACAAACTCAAGAGTTACAAACTCAAGAGTTTTCTAAATACTTAGAAGAACAACAGAAACAGTTATCTGTTAAAGTACCAGAGATGAATCATCCTGAAAAAAGTTCCGAGTTTAAAAAACAAATGAGGAATTATCTTTCATCAGTTGGCTTTAACAATCAAGAGATTGATTCTGTTTATGACCACAGATATGTTTTACTTGTTAAAGATGCGATGAATTATCGTAATCTTCAAAAAGCTAAACCAGAAATTAAAAAGAAAGCGGTCAATGCTCCTAAAGTTGTAAGAGGCGGTGTATCAAAATCAAAAGGTCAACAACAAGCGGAAGTTAGACGTCAACAACTCTCAAAGCTACGTAAAACTGGTAAGGTTGCAGATGCAGCTAAACTGTTTCGTAGTTTAGTATAACAAGAAGGAGGCTGTAATGGCACAACCAACTAACTTGTACGATACGTTTGACACCACTGGTATTCGAGAGGATTTAGTAGATGTAATCTATAATGTTTCTCCAGAAGATACCCCAATATTGAGTGCAATACCTCGTACAACCGCAAAATCAACAAAGCACGAATGGCAACTAGATAGCCTTGCTACACCTGCAACTAACGCAGTTATTGAAGGTGATGACGCAACTATTGATGCTATGACTGCAACGACTAGAGCATTTAACTATTGTCAAATTTCTGACAAAGTAATTGCACTTTCTGGTACACAATCTGCTGTAGATGCAGCAGGTAGAGCTGACGAAATGGCTTACCAGATTGCTAAAAAATCAAAAGAACTAAAGAAAGATATGGAGTTCGATATTATCGAGCCGAATGTTCAAGCTGCTGGTTCAGCAACTGCTGCTAGAGAGCTAGGATCTATTCCTACTTGGTTAGCAACTAACGGTGATGCTGGAACAAGTGGTTCACTTTCTACTGGTTCTGGTACTGACTTACCTGGTTCAGGTACAGACAGAGATTTAACTGAAGCAATTCTAAAAACAGTTATTAAAGAAGTTTACGTTTCAGGTGGAGAAATGGATATGTTAGTATGTCCACCATCAGTAAAACAAGTAATATCTGGTTTTAATGCTAATACAACTCGTTTTGGTCCTGCAGGAGATAAAACAGAGTATGCAGCTATTGACGTTTATAGCTCAGACTTTGGTGATCTTCGTATTGTACCAAACAGAGTAATGGCTACTACTGACGCTAAAGATGTATTCATCCTACAGCGTGATATGTTAGCTGCTGCTTACCTAAGAGATTTCCAAATTCAAGATCTTGCCAAAACTGGTGACTCTGAAAAGAAACAACTTTTAGTTGAGTACACATTGGAAGTACGAAATGAAGCCGCACACGGTATCATTTTAGATATTAACCAATAATACTAATTAGTAGGGGAGCTTCGGCTCCCTTACTTTAGAATAATTCTAAGAAGGAAAACAAATGAATAAAGCTCCAACAACATTTAAACCGTCAACTACACAGACAGTAGCTGCAGGTTCAACCTCTGCTGCGTCAAGTGCGTTTGGATCGGAAACTAGAGAAGTAAGAATTGTAACAACTGTAGATGCTTATGTTGAATTTGGTAGTTCACCTACTGCAAGTTCATCATCATTAATTGTACCTGCATTTACTGTAGAATATTTTAGAGTGGCTCCAGCAAGTAAAGTAGCTGTACTAAGAGTAGGTTCTACTACTGGAACATCAAGAGTAACTGAACTTACCCAATAATGAAACCAGCTTTTTTTTCAATACGAAGTCAGGATCGTTACCGTAACCGTAGGACAGATGTGCCTAATGATGCGGTATTACTAGAAGATTTAACTTACCTATTAAAAGAAGGTGGCGATAATATTATTTTAGAACAAGGAGTCGGTGTTTCTTATGAAACAGATACTCCAATTGCAAATTAGTGGCAAAAAAGTGGAAAGCCTATAACGAACACGAAGCTACACACAATGGTACTTCTTTAGGTCGTAACCCCAAAACAAGTTCAATGAATAAAAAAAAGAAACAAGATTTTAAAAAATATCGTGGTCAAGGCAAACGTAGATGATCATAGTAAAGAGCTTTGAAGAACTTTGTAAAATCCTTAAAGAAAAAGAAAAAAGTTCTGAAC